GCCCTCTTCCATCTTCTTAACTTGGTCAGGTGTGTAATCACTTAAATAAGGTTTAGCTGTAAAACCTAACTTTTGTGCTTGTACAGCATAATCAGAAGGTATTGGTACTTTCTTAGTTTCTATGTATTTAGCAAAAGCTGCATCATTAGAAGCAATACCCATAGCTTCAGAATCACCTAAACCAGCGTCCCTCAACATTTGAACACGAGCACCCTTAGCTGCTTGTTTATCAGATATTTCTTGAATTTCCTGCCCAGCTTTAGATGTTTGAGCACTTTTTAATGAAATATCAGCCTTTTCAGAACTAATCTTAGCCTCAGACAACTCCATCTCACGAGCCATTGCCATAGCTCTGTTAGACATCTCAGGATTAACACCAGCAAGAGCTGCAGCATATTGTTTCATACCAGCTACAGTGCCAGTATCAAACTGTGAAGCCAACTGACGAAGCATTGAAGCTTGTTTCATTGAAGGATCTTGTACATCTACTCCAAAAGCACCTGCCAAACCTCTGCCTAAGTTAGCACCGCCTTTGTAAGCCATCGTACCTAATTGCTGGTCTTGGGATAGCTGAGCAAACTGCATAGCCTTCTGCTCTAGTGCAGCACGTTGCATTTCCTCAGGAGTACCCATGCCTCCAAACAAACCTTGAATTGATGGTGTTGCCATGTTGTTATTCCTTATTATCGGGTAGGTGTAAAGTAAGGATTAATCACAGCATTGTAATTAACACCACCTGTATTACCACCACCTGTTAAACCTGCAATGAGTTGACTAATTGGATCTGTTAAGCCACCAACAGTTCCCTGCAAAGCTGCACGTTGTGCTTGGTTAGCTGTATTCTGACCTTGCATATACAACTGAGCTGCTTGCTGATTCTGAGCTGCTGCTGCACCACCCAATGCAGTACCTTGAGTCAAAGCATTCAATCCTTGATTCTCTAAGTTAATGGCTTGTTGAGCATAATTAGTGTACGGAGCAAGAGCCTGTGTTTGTAATCCAAAGCCTTGACCTGCTAAGTTCAATCCACCAGTCATCAAGCCTTGACCAAACTGAGCTTGTTGATTACCAAATGTTTGAGCATTAGCACCCAACTGAGCATCTTGCTGAGCCATAGCATTGTAGTATGCAGCCATCTGAGGGTTAGTAGCTTGCAAGCCGGGAGCACCAGTAGTGTAACCAGCATTAGTAGCACCAGTAGCTAGACCTAAACGTCCTTGCTGTTGCTGTTGGTTAGTCAGTTGTGCAAGTTGTTGTTCACGACCCGGAGCTAACAGTTGTTGCTGTTGAGTCATGTACATCTGAGCTTGTTCTGCAGGTGTCTTAGCTAAGTAGCCTTGACCTAGATTAAACAACCCTTGAGCTGCAGTGTTAACCTGTGGCTGGAATGCTTGAATAGCTTGTGCCTGACCTAAGCCAGTACCTGCCATACCCATTAAACCTTCACGAGCTGCAGCTACGTCAGGGGCTACTTGATAACCAGCACCGATAAGCTTTCCAGTATCGTCGTAGTTAAAGCCTGATTTACCAAACCTTGTAGTAACTCCTACAGGTCTGAATTGAGCCATCTGTGCAGCTCTCTCAGCAGACTGTGTAGCTGCATCAGCTGCTTGGTTAGCTGCGTAGTTTGTACCTACAGAACCCACAGCACCAGAGGCAATGGTTCCGAGTAAACTTGTCCAGTCAATAGGATCAGCCATTAGTATGTACCTCCGTCAATAGTAGCTGTTAAAGTACCAGAGACAGTAAGATTAACTGCAGTGGTTGTTCCAGTAAGAGCACCATTGTTAGCATCAGGTTTAGAACTTATTGCCGAAGAAATATTATCAAACTCTGTGTTAACCTCAGTACCCTTAATGATCTTGCTAGGATTACCTGTATTTAGGCTATCCTTAATTGCAAAGTTAGTTGCTTTAGTATAGTTACTCATTATCGTGTCTTCCCTGTCTTAACATAGACATCAAGTTTCTGAATGGATATTGATTTATTAAATACATTGGTTTCAAAGCCTAGTTGAATAACTTTACCTGAGCCACCAATATTAATAATCTTATTGTCAAAAGCTGAACCACCATACTCACCAATGTTATATTCAGCTATGTTGTATTCTGCAATGGCTGCATTGGCTAAGTCAAACTGGCGTGTGTTCAAGATGTCACTGTAATCAAATCCAAACTTTAAAGTGACTGGATAACCTTGACCACCAATAATTGTTACTCCTACCTTCTTCATAATCTTAATGACAGTAGGTGACTGGAAGTCAAAGTAGTTGGTAAAGTATCTTAGCAAGTATGAGTTATTGTTGTCTTTATAACCATCATACTTACCAATGTAACCAGACTCACCCAATAACAAGTCTTTATTACGAGTGTACTTAAAAGCTGTAGGAACTAAGCCATCCCATGTTGTAACTCTATTAGCACCATTCTGTAAGGATGCTCTCATGTCAAAGCAGTACACTAACTGACGAGCTGGTAAAGACAATAGGTAGAAGGCTTCTTTGTCAGAGTAGACAGCTTTAATGTCAGCTGCAGTCTCTAAGCTAATCTCCAACACTAAGTCATCACGTACATTGGCACTGATGTCTCTCATTGGAGCTGACTTCTCTTGGATGGTACGCATTAATGAACGTACACCTGAGTCAGACAAGAAGATTACATCACCACCAGTAGTTACTACTGAGTCTCTGGCTACACACCCCATACCTGTAATGGCATCTGATAGTGTTAAGTTGTTAGGGTCTGTAGCATTGGAATAGATAAGAATCTGTCTACGACCAAAGACAATCAAGAAGTTATTGTGAGCTGCTAAGGATATAATCTCATCAGCACCATTAGGCCACACCTGAGATACATCCAATGTACCAGCTGTACCTGTACTTAAGACATGACCAGCAAGTAAGTCTGAGAACTGAATGGTACTCTTAGCTGTAGCATTGTTAGCTGACCATGTACGACCATAAGCACTGATAACTGTATTGTTACTGGACACTGTAGCTACATATCCAGTCTTCTCAGAGATACGCTTAAATGTAGTTGTGCTGACTGCAGGGTCAAACACTAAAGGATCATGACCAGCTTGGTAGAGATACAGGACACCATTCAAAGGAGCCATCTGCCAGTTACTGTCTGTGATGGTAGGAGCTGTACCGCCACCTCCGTAGGTTAGCAGTGATAGTGTAGTGCCTACAAGTTTAAATAGTTTATTGTTACCAGCAGCAATAATGTATGAGTTACCAGCATTGTCAATTAACTCACCAATAGCTTTAACATCAGCAGCATCTAAATCACTGTTATAAGCATGAGATAGTGTCCATCCCTTACGAGCACCAATACGTCCAAACTTATCAATGACACAGTTATTAGCCACGGTAGCATAGCCAGCCTCTAGAGAGACTGAGCTATCCTGTGTATTCAGTCCTTGGAAGCCCGGAGCTGATATAGTAGTGGTTAAGAGCTTAGCAACCATTAGACATCAACCCAAGTAGTCTCATCATCATAACGATTCTTCTCAATAGCTACAGCGTCTGCTAAGGCTAGACGATACTGCTGATAAACCTCACTGAAGGATGTACCTCCATCTTCACCTCGTTCACCAACAGCTTTAGCGTAGGCTAACATCTGTACCAAGTGTGCTGGAACCTTTAAAGCATCTGCATCAGCTGTTAAATCACTTTGAGGAATAACTAATTCAAACCTCAATGAGTAGACAGTATCAGGACGGGGCCATACATCCACTTGAGTATCATCACCGGAGATACCGCTGTAGTTATAATATATTGGAGCTGCACTCTGCACATTACCTAAGAAGTACTGTCTGTTCATCCAGTTAGTAGGTACTTGTCTCATAGGTACATCTTGAGTGTCATTTAAGACATCTTGAGTACGAAACCTCTGACCTGAGCCTGTAAGAGTGTAGTTACGAGTACTAGCCACTGTAGGAACTACAATGGTAGTTGTCAGTACATTCCAGTCATGAGCATCCTCAATCTCTCTCTTAGCATCATTAACGAATACACCCATAAGAGAACTATAAGGAGTATCATTAACTGACGATACTACATTCTCTCTTAACCGTGTAAGAACGTTATTCACTAGCTGTAGATATGTCGTAGCCATTAATATTCCTTATATCTTGTATACTATATTAACACACTTTAGTGTTAATGTCAAGCCTTTTTAGACTTCTTTTTAGCTTTACCTGCTTCACTCATAGCAATAGCAATGGCTTGGTCACGAGATTTCACCACAGGGCCACCTTTACCGCTGTGAAGAGTACCTTCTTTGTACTCACCCATAACCTTCTTCATCTTATTCTTAGCTGTTCTCTGTCCACGTGTAGGCATAACCATAATTATTTTACTCCATGAAATCTGTTGTCAATAGCTAACCAAATAGCTCCAAAGAAAGCACTTACAATGATAATAGGCTTTACAGCCCTAGCGATCCACTCAAGTACTGTAAAAGCACCTGCTGCAGCATTAAAAGCTTTAACAACCTCTTGAGTGTTCTTATCTAGAATGTCTACTTTAGCTTCTACAGCACATAGACGCTCATAGATTTGTTCATGAGTTACTGTTTCATCACTCATTGTCTTCGCTTCGCTCATGGTGCAACAGGCCACTTAATAGTCCAAGGAAATCCCGCTTGTGTAGGAACATCTCTCAATGCTTGGCAATAATCTTTCCACTCTTGTGATGGAGTCATATCGCTACGAAATCTCCAATCAGTCTCAGACAACTTAGTGTCTCTGGTAGCACGAACACTCTTAGCCTGTTCAGCATCCTTAGAAGCCTTATAAGCCACTTCTTGTTCAGCAGCAGTAGTAGTTACACCATCTACCACTTGGTCAATAAAGACAGGGCCAAGGATGTACTTTGTGTACCACTTGCCATCAATCTGCTCGACACCAGAGGCTTGAGAGTATTGGTAAACAGTCCCGCCAGTGGCTTGTGCGCCTTCAAAGACTACATCAGCACCCAAGCTTTCCAAGACTTCAGTTGTTGTTGTCTCCCATGATGGGCCACCATTGGCTTTTGTGTATGCACGAAATTCACCCTCGTACATGACTGCGCCTGTTTGTGTTCGTATTTGCATTTTAATTACCTCAAGCAATTGCTAAAAAGATGAATGTGCCACCACTTGCATTGATAGCGGCTGGTGCAGTAGAACTAATCTCAAACCCTGCGCTGTATGTATCAATGTAGTCTGTAGATGTTACTTCAGCGGCTGTGCTGTTCAAAAGCAAATAAGGGTCATTGCCAGCAATAATGCCACGGGCTGAGTCCCATACATACCAATCGCCAGTTGAGTCGGTGCGCTTGATGAGAACAAATCTTGCACCACCTGTAAAACCACAATCAATTTGAAGCGTTGTTGCTGTTCCTGTGTAGTTTCCTACTTTGGAAACACTAGCGCAGGTTGCAAAGAGATAGGCGACATATTTCACGCCAGAGCCACCAACATCAGAATCACCACCAAAATAAACAACAGAACTAGTCGGTGCTTTATAAGCCCCATCTGTTCCATTCCATCCAAGGTGACCAGACGCAACAGCAACCCCTGCCTGAGTTCGGTTTAAATAAATTTGCCTTTGTGAAGAACTTAGTGCAGTACCTAATGATTCCCAAGCAGCAGCGGAATCTCTATTCTTGACAATCACCAACTCAGGTGCAACACCCAAGTTATGCGTAAATGTCTGACTAGCTCCTCCCGTCCCTGTATAGCAAACCTCATCAAAGAAGCTGGGGGCTCGTCTGAAGTTCCAGTAAACAATATTGCCACCTGCCGAATTCCACCAGTTATCTTTTAAAGCAGTATTACTGTCAAACCCCATACCAACACCCGAACCAGAATTTTGTGCGGCAGTTGAAGAAGTTGTTAATCGGAAATACGAACTGGTTGACCCACCACGCAATCTATCCATATCTGCTGCGGTTGATGAACCACCGCCTCGTTGGGCACTTAAACTCAAATCAACTGGAAAGTTTGTTGTGACATTTAAAGTTGCCGCCCCTGCTGAAATTGTTGCAATGTTTGGACTAAACACACTAGTCCCACTCGTAGGAACTTTCATCGGGCCTCTACGAATGGCTATGTAGATGTAGTCACCAGAACCAATTAAAGTGCTAAACCCTGTGGCGTTTGGATAAATCTGTGAAGTTTGCCCTTCAGCGGCACTTGAGTTTGCAAGTAAATATGCCGCATCACCCGAAACAGGCCAACCACGCATATTGTCTTGCAAATACCAATCTCCAACTCCGCTAGATTTTTTTACCAAAATCCATTGAGGCTCATACCCAAGCGTTACTGTTGTGTTTCCTGTAAACGACCCACACGAAATCACATTGTCCGTACCAGTTAGGCCAAAGCCTCCTGCGTT